GACCCCTCCAAAACCCTATAAGTATTTACCCTTAGAATTAAAGTATGCAATAATTAAATAAATCAATTTTCAGGCAAAAAATGGGCAGACCCTCAAACCCTCAAACAAAGTATTTCCAAAGAACACTGACAAACCCTCAAAGAATGATTCTATTGGCGGCCGGAAAGGGTAATTTGTGCCGTGGATTTGAGAACGTACTTGACCTTTACAGTGAGGCGCACAACAAGGGTTTCAGGCCTGACATGCCATTGAGTTTTTTAAGTATAGGGCGCGGGACAATAGACAGCCCCAACTTAGATAATCCACTAAGGGATGACATAAGGGAATGACTAAGGAAAGAGTAAACGCGAATAGTTCGCATTCAGATCAAGTGCATCAAAAATGGTGCATCACTCTTTCCCACTTGAGTAAACGTTAATGAGAATCATTCGCATCTAGACCACTGTATAAAAAGACATGAGGGTAAACCCTAGGTGGTGAGATGTATGGGGGGGGAGGGGGTAGGTTGGGTTGGTAGATATTTGTGGTGCACCCTACCCTCAGAAAAAGCTAAAATGAACTAATCCATTCCAAGGAGGACAAAATGGAAAAAAGAGGAAGAGGAAGACCAAAGGGTAGCGTCAAGATGACCATACAGAGGTTTGCTGACAATCCACCCCTTGTACTACCTAAGACAGACCATCAACGTCTTAAGGAGCTTAAAGAGCTAATGATTAGGTCTGGGGGTAAGGATGTGGCTCAGAAGGTTATTGAGATAGCCCTTAATGATGAGCATCCCCATCAATTGGTAGCACTTAAGATGTGTCTTGATAGGACTCTTCCTGTTTCTTTGTTTGAAAAGGATAAGTCTCAAAGAAGTGCCGTAACTATCAATATCACTGGTTTGGGACAAGAGCCAATGGTAGTAGAGGCTAACCCTAATGCAGAAGATGTAGAGGCTAAGTATGGCTGATCTAAACTTCTCTCTACTTCCTTGGCAACAAGAGGTCTTCAAGGATACGACTCGGTTCAAGGTTGTGGCTGCTGGGCGTAGGTGCGGTAAGTCCCGTATGGCAGCAGTTACCCTACTGATTGAAGGACTCAAGTGTCCACAAGGCTCTGCGGTTCTTTATGTTTCCCCGACTATGGGACAATCAAGACAGATTATCTGGGACTTACTGCTAGACCTTGGTAGGGAGGTTATTCAGAGCAGTCACGTAAACAACCTAGACATTACCCTGATAAACGGAGCTAGGATATACGTTCGGGGTGCGGATAGACCTGACACCTTGCGTGGAGTCTCATTGACCTATGCCGTTCTCGATGAGGTTGCCGACATTAAGCCCGAAGCATGGGAACAGGTCATTCGTGCCAGTTTGAGTGATAAACGGGGCAGAGCACTCTTTATCGGCACTCCCAAAGGACGCAACTGGTTCTACGATACCTTTAAGTTGGGCGAGTCAGAGGATGATCCTGATTGGAAGTCATGGCACTTTACCACTGCTGATAACCCCTTGATTGACGCAAAAGAGATTGAATCTGCCAAGAAAACCCTGAGTACCTTTGCTTTTAAGCAAGAATACATGGCTTCGTTTACCAATGCGGGTTCTGACATCTTCAAGGAAGAATGGATTAAATACGGGGTAGAACCTGATTATGGAAGCTACTTTATCGCTGTTGACCTTGCGGGGTTCGAGGAAGTTGCCAAACAAGCCGCCAACTCTAAGAAGCGTCTAGACGAGTCTGCTATCTCAATCGTTAAGGTGACAGACGATGGGAAGTGGTTTGTTAAGAAGATTGAACACGGACGTTGGGACATTCGAGAGACCGCTGCCAAGATTCTGATGGCTATTCGAGACTACCGCCCTTTGAGTGTGGGGATAGAGAGGGGGGCGTTAAAGAACGCTGTTTTGCCCTACTTATCAGACCTGATGCGAAAGAACAACACCTTTGCTCACATCGTGGATTTGACTCATGGAAATAGAAAAAAAGCAGACAGAATCATCTGGGCTTTACAAGGTAGGTTCGAGCATGGCAGAATTGTGTTAAATTCGGAAGAAGATTGGGATGAGTTTGTAGACCAGTTAATCCTGTTCCCTGCTCAAGGAGTCCATGATGACTTGCCTGACTCCCTCAGTTACATTGACCAACTGGCTGTTACATCTTACATGGAAGAAGATGACAGCGAGGATTGGCAACCAGTAGATATTATTAGTGGGGTATAAGAATGGAATTCCAAGAACCTAGCGACTCAGACAAAGAACTTACCGCCTTTGTTGTCAACCATTGTGATCGATGGAGGGACTACCGAGACACCAACTTCTTGACTGATTGGCTAGAGTACGAACGCATCTTCAATGGTGAGTGGGATGTCCAAGACAAAACCCGTGAGTCCGAGCGTAGCCGTATCGTTACCCCCGCTACCCAACAAGCCGTAGAGACACGCCATGCCGAGATCATGGAAGCTATCTTCGGTCAGGGTGAATTCTTTGACATTCAAGACGATATTCGTGATGTCAATGGAAGCCCCTTAGATGTTGCTGCCATCAAAGCACAACTCATGGAAGACTTTAAAGTCGATAAGATTCGCAAGTCTATTGACCAAATTGAACTACTTGCTGAACTCTATGGTACGGGTATCGGTGAGATTGTTGTCAAAACAGAGAAAGTCTTTGTCCCCGCTACTCAGGCAATACCTGGTCAAATGGGACAAGCCGCTATCGGAGTGGTAGAACAAGACCGCATTGCAGTCAAGATTGTTCCTGTTAACCCCCGTAACTTCCTGTTTGACCCAAATGGAACATCTATTGATGACTGTATGGGTGTGGCTATTGAGAAGTATGTCTCCATCCACAAAGTCGTTAAAGGTCAAGAAGAAGGCATCTACCGCAAGGTAAAAGTCGGTACTGACTCGATGGATACAGACTTAGAACCTACCCAAGAGATTACTCAGTACGAAGACGATAAAGTTAAACTTTTGACTTACTATGGTTTAGTTCCTAGAGAGTATCTTGAAGAACTAGAAGAAGATGGTGCTGAAGTAGAAGACTTGTTCCCTGAAGACTCTCTACAAGATGAGTATTCCGATCTGGTTGAGGCTATCGTAGTAATCGCCAATGATGGTGTTCTTCTCAAAGCAGAAAAGAACCCATACATGATGAAGGATCGCCCAATCCTTGCTTATCAGGACGATACAGTTCCTAATCGCTTGTTGGGTCGTGGTACTGTTGAGAAGGCTTACAACTCACAAAAAGCCATAGATGCCCAAGTTCGTTCACACTTAGATTCACTAGCCCTGACAACTAGCCCAATGATGGCTATGGATGCTACCCGCCTACCAAGGGGTGCTAAGTTTGAAGTAAAGCCAGGCAAGGCAATCCTGACAAACGGCAACCCTAACGAGATTCTGTTCCCGTTCAAGTTTGGCAATACAGATGGTTCTAACCTGACAACTGCCAAAGAGTTTGAGCGTATGCTTTTGATGGCAACAGGCACTCTAGACTCTCAGGGAATGGTTACTGCTGTTTCTAGAGATGCGGGTCAGGGCGGTATTTCGATGGCTACTGCCTCGATTATCAAGAAATACAAGCGCACATTGGTGAACTTCCAAGAGGATTTTATGATCCCCTTCATCACCAAAGCCGCTTACCGCTATATGCAGTTCGATCCTGAGCGTTATCCTACTGTGGACATGAAGTTCATACCCACGGCAGCACTTGGAATCATTGCTAGAGAGCATGAGCAACAACAGTTCATTGCACTTTTGCAGACTCTTGGCCCTAATACACCTGTTTTGCCTATCATTTTGAAGGGCATCATGGCTAATTCTTCTCTGTCAAACAGATTTGAATTGATTGAGATGCTAGACAAGATGGCTACGGCTGATCCACAGGCTCAACAAGCGGCTCAAATGCAACAACAATTGGCTATGCAACTGGCTCAGGCTCAGATTGCTGTCCAAACTACTCAAGCAGAGCAGAACAAGGCTGAAGCGCAAAAGTTATTGACTGAAGCGCAAAAGTTATTGACTGAAGCGCAATTGATGCCTATTGAACTCCAAGCTAAGAGCATGGCGGCTAACACCAAGAATCTACCTACTGACGATGCTTTGGCTTCAAAAGAGTTTGATAAGCG